CCCCGGCCGCCAAGGGCGCGCCGCCGGCCGAACCCGAACCGCAGCCCGACCGCGCCGCTTTGGCACGGGCGGCGCAGGTGGCTATTTTGGGCGGCGGTGCCGCCTGAAATATTTTTAGCGAAGTAACCCCGCCGCAGCTGCGGCACTATTTTTTTGAAAAGGAAATGTAATGTCTCAACACATTCAAGCCCTGCGCGCCAAGCGCGACCAAGCTGCCGCCCTGTTGCAAAACTTGGTGGACAAAGACAAAACCCCGGAATGGACGGCCGATTGCCAGGCGAAATATGACCAGGCAATGGCCGAAATCGCCCAAATCGATGCCGAAATCAAGCGCCACCACGATGCCATGAACGCCATCGGCGCGGGGGTGAGCGATGAAGACCGCAACCGCTTCACGCTGGACAACAGCCGCCAAGCCGGCGACAACCACGCCCTGCGCGCCTACCTCACCGGCGGGCTGCAGGCGCTGACTGCCGATCAGCTGCAAGCGCACAGTGCCCGCCGCAACCCGGATATTCAGGGCGCCATGTCCACCAGCACCGGCAGCGAAGGCGGCTATACCGTAGCCACCGAATACTACCGCCAGCTGACCGAAGCCATGAAGCAGAGCGGCAGCATCCGCTCGGTGGCACGCATCCTGCAAACCAGCACCGGCGCGCAAATGCTGTTCCCCACCGCCGACGCCACCAGCGAGGAAGGCGAAATCGTGGGGCAAAATGCGGCGGTTGGCGCGGCAGATACCACCTTCGGGCAAATCAGCATCGATGTGTACAAATACTCTTCCAAAAAGATTGCCCTGCCCTTCGAGCTGATTCAGGACAGTATGTTCGACATTGAGGCGTATATTCAGGCGCTGCTGGCGCGCCGCATCGGGCGCATCACCGACAAGCATTTCACGGTGGGCACCGGCACCGGCCAGCCTAAAGGGCTGATTACTGCCGCTACCGTGGGCAAAGCAGGCAAAACCGGCAAAGCCAGCAGCATCACTTACGATGACTTGGTGGATTTGGAGCATTCTGTTGATCCGGCCTACCGCAACGGCGGCGCCGTGGGCTTTATGATGCACGACGCCACGCTGAAAGAGCTGCGCAAACTGAAAGACAGCGACGGCCGCCCGATTTTCGTACCCGGCTACGAACAGGGCAACCCCGGCGGCGCGCCTGATCGCTTGTTGAACCGCCCGATTTACATCAATCAGGCGATGGACCCGATGAAAGCCAATGCCAAATCGGTAGCATTCGGCGATTTCTCCACCTACTTCATCCGCGAAGTGATGGATTTAACCCTGTTCCGTATGGCGGATTCGGGCTTTATCACGAGCGGGCAAATCGGCTTTATCGCCTTCAACCGCCAAGGCGGCAACCTGATTGACGTGGGCGGCGCAGTGAAGCTGTATCAAAACAGCGCCAGCTAAACCGGATAAGGCGGGGTAACCCGCCTTTATTGGCTCTTTTTTGGAGATAAAATCATGGCAAAAAACAAAGAAAATCCAGCCGATGAGGCAGAAAAAGGCGCTACCGCGCCGCTGCCGCCCGGCAACGAAAGCAACCCGCCAGAGGATACACCGGCAACAGACACGCCAGCAGAGGGCGGCGAAAACCCCGCTGCAACGGGCGGCGATACCGCCCCTCTGTCAGAAAACCCGCCCGCGCCGCCGGGCGAAACCGTGGCTGACAAGCCGACCGAGTCCACCCCGCCGCCGCAGGCCGGATTGTTCGGCAGTGGCGGCACGGTGCGGGCAAGGGTGATTTGCGCCGGGACGTTTGGCGCGGTGGATGACGTTGTGGAAGTGGCGGCGGATTTGGCGGCTCAGTCGGACGAGCTGGATGCCGACCCGGCGGCAGTCGCTTACGCGGAGAGCCTGCAACATGGCCTTGCTTGATTTGGTGAAGGCCCACCTGCGCATCGACGGCGACGAGCACGATGCGCTGCTGCAACACCTGATTGCCTCGGCCACCGCCGAATGCCGCCGCTTTACCGGGCTGAAGGCCGATGCCGCCGAACTCTCCGAGCCGGACATCCAAACCGGCATCCTGCTGGCGGTGCAGGCGGATTTCGACGGCAATCCGGCGCAGCGCACGGTGTATTTGCGCGCGGCGCAGGCGTTGTGGACACCGTTTTGCCGCCAGTTTGGTGTGTAAGTATGACGACAACACCTGCCGCAGGCAGCCTGAATATTGGCTTTCGGCGGCGGTATTGTTAAGATGGGGCATATCAAACCAAGGAGATACCCATGAAAGCGGCTATGTGGTTGTGCGCAATTTTGGTACTGTTGCCGACAGCGGCGCTGGCAGAATTGCAGATGGAAATGAATGTTAAATTTGAAAGTAATGACAAATCCTGCCGCCGGGATGCCTATGTTGCCAAAATATTGATGTGGCAGCGGCAGCACGGCGTATCATTTACCGACTCGTTGAATTGGATAGACGAGCAATTGAAGAATGATCCAGAATTAATCCAATTGAATAGCCCAGATTTAACCTCTGTAACCAAACAGCTTTTTAACTATATGGCTCGCGATGCTTATTCCAGGCCGATTGAGGTGTTTGAACAAGATAAGCAGCGTGTGTCCACTGATTTTGAATTGGACACCTACCGCAGATGTATGGATCAATAAATTATCAGTAATAACTCACTACAGGCTACCTGAATTCAGGTAGCCTTTTTGTTGGGAGCAGGAAATGCGGGCAGGCGAGCTGAATACGCGGGTGACGGTGCAGCGCAAGGTGAAAACCGCCGATACGAGCGGCGCGACGGTGTGGGATTGGCAGGATGTGCGGCAGCTGTGGGCGGATGTTCGCCATGTTTCCGGGTTGTCCAAGCTGAAGGCGGATCAGGAAATCAGCGTAGTACGCGCCAGCGTGCGCATCCGTTTCCGGCGCGATATTGACCACACGATGCGGCTGCAGCTGCCGAACGGGGCGGTGTACGACATTAAAGCGGTGCTGCCGGACGAGGAAAAACGCCGCTTTGTGGACTTGGTGTGCGAGAAGGCGGAATAAATGCTGGAATTGGATGTGGACTTATCGGCCGCACTGGGGCAGCTGGACGGTTTGGCGGAGCGGGTGGGGCAGGAATTGCGCCCGGCTACGCTGGCCGGGGCTATGCTGGTGCGGCGCGAGGCGGAAGAGAGGGCGCCAAGGAGCGAGGCGGCGCACTGGTTTTACAGCCGCCGGAACAAAGACGGCACGGCGGGACGCAAATACTTATTTGAGCCGGGCAGCCTGAAAAAGGCAATCTATATCCGGCACATCGACGAAAACAGCCTGAACGGGCAGAGAGAGGAATACAAAATCGGCTGGCGCAAGAACCCGTCGAACAAAGGCTATGTGCCCTATGCGCACATGGTGGAATACGGCACGGTGCGCACGCCGGCGCAGCCGTTTTTGCGCCCGGCATTCGATGCGATGCGCCGGCAGGCGGAACAGTTGATTATCGAGCGCATTAAGGAGGCGGCTCGTGGAAAAGACCATTATTGATGCCATCCGCTCGGTGCTGCCGACGGTGGAGGTGTATCACGATTTTGCGCCGGATAATGCCGGCAGCCCGCTGGCGGTACTGCAGCGGGTGGGCGGCGCGGGCAATCTGTTTATGGATAATGCCACGCCCGGCGGCTACCAAATCCGGCTGCAGCTGGCGGTGTGGGCGGTTTCGCGGCTGGAGGCGGTGTCGCTGTCGCTGCGTATCGAGCAGGCGCTGGCCGCGCTGCCGGGCGTGGCGCCGATTGGCGCGGCGCAGGCGGATTACGATCCGGATACCGAACTGCGCGGGATGCGGCAGGATTTTTATGTATTGGAATAAGCAGCGCTTGGCTGCGTAAGTTTGTTTGGCTGTTCGCCGTGGGCGGGCAGCTTTTTTTGTGCCCGTTGCGGGCGTTTTTTATGGAGTAGTGAATTATGGCTATGACTTTGCCGAACGGTTCGACCGTGTTTATCGCAACCGAAATGGAAGCGGAAAAACCCTTTACCGGCGCCAGCAATGCGGCGGAATGTGTGCTGACTGCCACGGCGCACGGCCTGCAGAACGGCGATTATATCTTGGTGACCAGCGGCTGGGGCGATTTGAACGGCTGTGTGTTTAAAGTGGGCGATGTGCAGGCTAACACCGTGAAGCTGATCGGCATCGACACCACCAACCTAACCCGTTTCCCGACCGGCAGCGGCGGCGGCACCTTGAGCAAGATTAAAACGTGGCAGCAGCTGCTGCAGATTTTGGAATATTCCACCTCCGGCGGCGATCAGCAGTATTACGACTATGCCTTTATGGAAGACGGCATTTCGCGCCAGCTGCCGACCACGGTATCGCCCACGCAAATCAGTATCTCCCTGGGCGACGACCCGACCCTGCCCGGCTACCAGGCCGCAGTGAAAGCGAGCCGCTCGGGCAAGCAGGTGCCGTTGCGCCTGAACCTGAAAAACGGCAGCGTGGTGGTGTACAACGGTTATCTGTCGGTAAACGAAACACCGACCACCACCATGAACGAGGGCATGAAGATTCAGGCGTCCTACGCCATGAACGGCCGCCCGAACCGCTATCTCGGCTAAGGAGGGCTGAAATATGGCAAGCAAACTGAAACTGCAACCGAACCCGACCTTTAAATGCAAGGTGGGAATTCCCGTACCGGGCGGAGAGCCGGTGCCGGTGGAAATCGAATACCGCCACCACTCTGTTTCCAGCATCAATAAGTTTTGGGAAGAGCACAGCGGCGCCGCCAATGTGGAGGTGGTTTGGCTGTTGGTGGCCGGTTGGGATTTGGAAGATGAATACAACCGCGATAACCTGCAGGCGCTGCTGGATAACTATCCGGGCGCGGCGGCAGAAATCGTCGGTAGTTTTACCGCCGAACTGTATAACGCCCGCCGGGGAAACTGATTGCCGCCGCCCGCGCCCTGTATCGGCCGGAAGCCTCCGAAACGGAAATGGCGGCTTTCGGCCTCACGCCGGAGGATTTCGGCGAAGAGGATGTGGTGCAGGTGTGGCCGGACTGTTGGGCGGCGGTGCAGCTGCTTGCAGCGGTATCCACCCAATGGCGGGTGAGTATGGCCGGGGCTTACGGGCTGGACTACGCCGCGCTGTTCAGCGTGATGCAGGTGTGGGGCATCCGCAAGAAAAAATGGGCGGAAATGCTGCACGATATTAGGGTGATGGAGCAGGCGGTATTGGAGATGTGGCAGGAGGGTAAAAATGGCTGATTCAGTGGTAACCATCGGCGCGGAAGTGTCCGGCCTGAAATCCGGTGTGGAAGAGGCTAAGGTATCGTTGCGCTCGCTGGCAGAAACAGCGGAGAAAGCCGGCCGCCGGGGCGCGGACGGGCTGGATAAAATCGGCCAAGGCGCGGGCGATAGCGCAAAAGAGGTGGAACGCGCCAACAAACGCCGCGAACGCTCCTATGCCTCACTGGAAAACGCCATCAAGCGCGATATTGCGGCGATGCAGGCCGGCGGCAAGGCCAGCCGTGCCTACTACGAGGCTTTGGCCGGGCAGCGCGGTTTGGATAAGGCCCGGCTGACGCCGCTGCTGCATGATTTGGAGCGGGCGCGCGAACTGCATTTGGCTAATGCGGCGGCGGCGCGGCAGCACAAGCAGATGGTGGGCAATATTTCGCTCGGCCAATACAACGCCGCCATGCGGCAGGTACCGGCGCAGTTTACCGATATTGTGACCCAGTTGGCGGGCGGGCAAAACCCGCTGCTGGTTGCCCTGCAGCAAGGCGGCCAGCTGCGCGACAGCTTCGGCGGCTTCGGCACGATGTTTCGCGGCCTGGCGGCCTCTATTTCGGTAACCAAAGTGGCGATTGCCGGTGCGGGCGGTGCGATAGCCGGGCTGATGTATGCCATGTATCAAGGGGAAAAGGAAGGGCGTGAATACCAAAAGGCGCTTATCCTTGCCGGAGATAGCGCGGGCATTACCGCAGATCAGCTGCAAATCACGGCGCGGGCGGTGGGTAATGTGTCCGGCCGCTATTCGGCAGCGCGGGAGGCACTATTGCAGTTTGTGTCCAGCGGCAGGGTGGCGGCAGAGGATTATCAGCGTTTTGCGGAATCGGTGGTGCTGCAATCGCAGGCCACCGGCAAATCGGTGGAGGATTTGGCGGCTAAGTACGTGGAAATCGCCAACGACCCGCTCAAAGCGGTGGTGGATTTGTCGCGTACCTACCAAAGCATGACGGCGGATGTGTATGCCCAAGTGAAAGCTTTGCAAGAGCAGGGGCGCGAGCAGGAGGCGGTACGCTTAGTGCAGGGTAAATTCTCTGATGAATCGGCGGAGATGTCGCGCCGGGTGGTGGAAAACCTCGGCTCGATTGAGAAGGCATGGATTGGGATTAAAAATGCCGCCGCCGGCGCGTGGGAGGGAATGAAGAGCATCGGGCGCGATCCGACGCTGGATGAGCAGATTAATGCCGCTCGCGGCAGGCTGAAGGAAGTGGAAGATGCGAAAGCTGCTGGTCGCCGGCCTTTGTATTCTGCTGCACAACAGCAGGAAGATAGGGAAACTATTGCCCGGCTGACACGGCAGAAGGCTGCCGATGATGCGGCGGCAAAACAACGGCAGACAGATGCGGTTGCCCGGCAGAAAAGCACCCAAACTATGGCGCGCATCAGCCGCGAATTCGAGGCCACCTTGTCGCCAATACAGAGGGCGCGGCAGGAAATCGAAAAAAACAACCGTGATTTGGCCGCCTTCGCCGCCGACCGCCACAATTCGCAGCAGGCAGTAGCCGATATGCGGCGAAAAATTGCCACCATCAACGACCAAAAAATGGCAGAGGCCAGACGGCAGGAGGAATCGCTGGCACGGCGCGAACAGCGGCGCAACCAGCAGCGCGGTGGGCGCAATCAGTTTGCCACCACGGCGCAGGGCTTGCGGCTGAAGCCTTCGGCCATCGGCAGGGTGAACGGGCAGGCGCGGTATGTGGCGCCGGGTACGTTTGCCGCCGCGCAGGCGATGCAGCAACTGCTCGGCAACAAATTGGTGTATTTCTCGGCTTTTAACGACGACTACCACCATTCCGAAGCCTATTTCCGGCGCAAGGGCAACCGCAGCTCCGGCACGCACGGGGCGGGTTTGGCCTTCGATTTCTCGATCCGCGACCCGCGCAAATCGGAGGAAGTGGAACGGCAAATCCGGGCGTATTTCCGCGAGCTTGGTTTGTCGGAAAAAGATTTCACGCTGATCAATGAATACAAGCGGCCGAGCGCTGGGGCGAACGGCGGGCATTTTCACCTAAACTGGAATAATGCGCGCATTGCCGCGCAATTTGCCGGCGGGTTGGACGGCCGTGCCAAAGCGTTTGCACGCGGTGGGCTGTTTGCCGAGGCGGAAAAAGCGGCTACCCCTTACGAACGGATGCTGGCACGGCTGACGCAGCAGTCGGAAAAGGCCAGCCTGCAGGCGCAGTTGTGGTCGGAAAACCTGGGCAAATCATTCAGCCACCAGCTGGAATTGCTCGCCAGCCCGGAATATCAGAAATTCAGCGCCACCGAGAAGGAAACGCTGCTGGCTTTGGCGCAGAAAGCCGATGCGCAGGAGCGGGTGAACAGCGTAACCGAGAAGTACAACACGTTGATTCAAACGTTGGCGCTGGAAACCAATAAAGGGTTTGAAGATAAGGCGTTTGAATTGTCGCTCACCGGCAAAACCGCCGACGAAATCGACCGGCTGCGGCTGGCACGCGAATACGACCTGAAAATCCAACAGGCCATCGCCGACGGCGCCAGCCCGGAAATCGTGGACGGGCTGCGGCAGCAGAAAGAGGCGGCGGAAAAGGCGCGCCTAGAATTTCAGAGGCTGCGGCAAGCGCAAAGTGATGACTGGCTGGGCGGCATCAATGACGGCTTCACGCGCTATGCGGATTCCTTTAAAGGGATGCGAGAGGAAATGGCGGATGGGGTAACCGATTCGCTGGGCAGGATGTCGGATGCGCTGGGCACGTTTGTGGCTACCGGTAAGCTGGATTTCCGCGAATTCACGGTGTCGGTGCTACAAGACCTATCCAAAATGCTGATTAAGATGGCGATTCTCAATGCTATGAAATCGGCATTTGGGGGTTATGCCGACGGCGGGGTGGTGGGCGGTTTGAAAAGCTTGGCGGTTGGCGGCTACACCGGCGACGGCGGCAAATACGAACCGGCCGGCATCGTGCATCGCGGCGAGGTGGTGTTTTCGCAGGCTGATGTGCGGCGCTTCGGCGGGGTGCATAAAGTGGAGGCGGCACGCTTGCGCGGCTATGCCGACGGCGGCGTGGTGGGGATGACCCCGGCGCTGGCGGCGGCGGTGTCCGGCGGCGGGCTGCAGAACAATATGCAGGTGAGCATTGTGATCAACCAAGACGGCAGCAGCGAAGCCAGCAGCCAAGGCAATAGCGAAATGGCTAGGGCGCTAGCGGCGTTTCTGCCGGGCAAGGTTGAGGAGTGGTTTGTGGATAACGTGGTTCGTGTGGGCGGCCGTTATCACCGGAGTAATTAAATGGCAATCGAAACATTCGGCTGGCCGGTGGAGGCCAAGCTCACGGCGGAGCACAAATTCGCCGTGCGCACCGTGAAATTCGGCGATGGCTACGAACAGCGGCAGGCGCTCTCGCTGCGGCCCAAGCTGCAGACTTGGGAGGTAACCTTGGGCGGGCTGCCGGAAACGCTCTCGCAAGTGCGGGCGTTTTTGGATGCCCATGCCGGGGTGCGGGCGTTTTACTGGACGCCGCCGGGGCGGGAAAGGCTGCTGGTTAAAGTGGCGGAATACCGCGAAGCGCACCAAGGCGGCAAGGTGTGGCAGCTGTCTTGGAAATTTGAGGAGGTGCTCGCATGAATCCGCGCATGAAGCAGTTGTCGATTCCGATGCTGCGGGCGTTGTCGGCGGCGGATCAGGGCGTGTTGGTGGATTTGTGGGAGCTGGATTTGCGGCCGTTGGGCGGCGAAATCCTGCGCTACTGCAATCTGATGAACGAGCTCTCGCAGCCGGTGATATGGAAGGGGCAGGCTTATCAGGGTTTGCCGATTCAGGCCGACGGCTTCGAATCGAGCGGCCAAGGGGCGGGCAACCGGCCCAAGGTGACGCTGGCTAATGTGTACGGCACGGTTACCGGCTTATCCGAGCAGTTCGGCCAGCTGATCGGCGCGGAAGTATGGCGCCGGCAGACTTATGCCCGATTTCTGGATGCCGCCAACTTCGCGCAGGGCAACCCGCAGGCCGACCCGGCGCAGGAAATCGTGAGCAAGTATCTGGTGGAGCGGATGGTATCGCTCACCGCCGAATCGGCGCAGTTCGAGCTGGCGGCACCATCGGAAGCGGACGGGGCAGTAATTCCGGCGCGATTGATGCTGCACGATTACTGCCCGTTCGATTATCGCGGTGAAGCCTGCGGCTATCGGGGCAAGCCGGTGGCCGACCGCTTCGACATACCCACTGCCGACCCGGAAAAAGACGAATGCAGCCGCAAGCTGCAGGGCTGCAAGGCGCGCTTCGGCGAAACCGCCGCGCTGCCCTTCGGCGGCTGGGTGGGGGTGGATAAAACTTTGACTTAACCACTTTAACGTGACTTCCCGCCCAAGTCGGTTAGTTTGAGGACCTTGATATGACCACCAACTTGACTAAAAAGCGTATTTTCTCTGAAGGAGACGTAACGTTCTATACGACTCCTTCAGGGATTGTGTGCGAAATAGAGTATGTGACCTCTTCGGATGGAGAGGAGTTTAACGCTCATGAGCGAATCCCTTTTTCAGACGAGAGGGTGCAGGAGCTAGTTCGAGTATTAGCCGCGTATCTCATTCGAAGGCAGGACGACGATCAGGATAGCCGAACAATCGCGGCGTGTGCCCGTCGTTTTGCTGGAAGCGCGGCACCTCCCTATGGTGGGTGGACAGCGGTACCCGGCGAGAGGAATACCGATGAATCTGACAAAGACTATTCAAACTGAGATTTTGAACCACGCTGCCGCAGAAGCTCCGAACGAGTGCTGCGGCTTTGTTATTAAAGCGGGTCGGAAACAGGTGTATCGCCCCTGTAAGAATGTGGCTACCGAACCCGGGCAGCGCTTTGAGATTTCCCCGTTGGACTTCATCGAAGCATCGGACCAGGGTGAAGTAATCGCCATCGTGCATTCCCACCCTAACGGCGAACCTTTTTTATCGGGTGCGGATCGACAAGTTCAAGTGGCAAACAAGCTGCCTTGGGTGCTCGCCGTTTCAGGCAGCCTGAAAGTGTTCGCGCCGGTGCTGCATTTGCGCGGGCGGGGGTTTGAATACGGGCGCTTTGACTGCTACAGCCTGCTGGCGGATGCCTACCATCTGGCGGGGATTGACTTGCCGCCGGTGCAGCGTGGCGACATCGACGATGACGCGGCGCAGGGGCGTTTCTTGGCGCTGGCCGAGAAGGCAGGGTTTGTGCGGGTGCGCGATTTGCAGCCCGGGGACGTGGTATTGACCGAATTCGACGGGCTGGCTTCGCACGTGCTGCTGTATTTGGGTAACGGCGAAATGCTGCACCATGCTTTCGGCCAATTAAGCCGCCGTGATGGCTACGGGCCTTATTGGCAACGGCACACGCACAGTATTTGGCGGCACCGGCAATGGCAGCCTGAAATGCTGCAGGCGGTGCTGAATGACTTGGAACACGCATCATGATTACAGTTTGCTTGCACGGCGGCCTGCGCGAATACCCCCGCCGTTTTGATTTGCACGCCGCCAATCCGGCGGAAGCGGTGCGGGCATTGCTCACCCAACTGCCAGGCTTTCGGGAAATTTTAGGCAGCGGGTTTTATCAGGTGCGCTTCAACGGCCACGATTTCTGCGAGGCGGAACTGGAGCACGAATTCAGGCAGCCTGAAAGCGGGATTTTGCACATCGTGCCGCGTATTCAGGGTGCGGGCAAGGCGGGGCAGATTATCGCCGGCGTGGTGCTGATTGCGTTCGCTTGGTGGAATCCGTTCGGCTGGGCGGCGGCCGGGGCGTTGATGAGCGCCGGTGTGGGTTTGGTGGCGGGCGGGATTGCGCAGATGCTGGCGCGGCCGCCGAGGCTGGATACCGAACAGCGCGGGCAGAAAACGGGGCGCAATACGGCGTTTTCCAATTTGGACAATACGGCGGCGCAGGGCCAGCCGGTGCCGCTGGCTTACGGTGAGGCGTATTGCGGCAGCCGGGTGGCATCGCAGGGTGTGGTGTCGCGCCGGGTGGATACCGACGGCGACCCGGTGCTGCAAAACCCGACGGCGGCGGACGTTACCCTGCGGCTGGTGAAAACGCCGATTGCCGGGCAGGCGGCGAAAGCCCCGAACGGGCAGTATTACGACACGGATTTTAATGATGATTCGGTGCGCGCACGCAACTACACGGCGGCACTGCAGCAGAATTAGGAGTAAGGGCCATGGGTGGGCAGAAAAGCGGTGGCGGCGCTCGCACGCAGTATGAGGCACCGAATAAGTTGTCTTCGGCGCAGATGCTGCGCATCGTGGATGTGATCAGCGAAGGGGTGGTGGCCGGCTTTGCCAACGGCAACGATGCGCCGTTTAAAAGCGTGTTCTTCAACGATACGCCGGTGCAGAATCCGGACGGCAGCTACAACTTCAAGGGCGTAACGGCAGTATTCCAGCGCGGCACGCCCGACCAATCCTATATTCCGGGCTGGGAGAGCGTAGAGCGCACGGTATCGGTGTCTAATCCGGTGAAAAACCAAAGCCCGGTTATCCGCACCGTATCCGACAGCGGCCCGACCCGATTGCGGGTCACGGTGGGGGTGGAGCGCAATGCGGCGATACAGGATAACGGCGATACGCTGCCGGCGAATACGGCATTGATTATCCAGCTGGTGAATGATGACGGCGTGCAGCAGCAGCGCCATGTGAACTTTACCGAGAAGGGCAGCGGCGCGTTTTACCATGACGAGGTATTCGACCGGCTGCCGAAAGCGCCGTTTTCCATCAAGGTTTCGCGCCCGACGCCGGACAGTACCAGCGACAAAATCCAAAACAACACCTTTTTTGCCAGTTACGTAGAGATTACGGATGCCAAACTGTGCTACCCGTTTACCGCGCTGGCGGCTTTGAGCATCGATTCCGACCAGTTCGGCGGGCAAAACCCGCGCCGCAACTATCTGATTCGCGGCATCGAAGTGCAGGTGCCCTCCAATTACGACCCGGAAACGCGCACGTACAGCGGCCTGTGGGACGGCAGCTTTAAAACCGCCTGGACCAATAATCCGGCTTGGGTGTTTTACGATTTGGTGCAACAGGAGCGCTACTCCACGCTGGCCTTGCGCCTGGCGCCGGAAGACATCGACAAATGGAGCCTGTATCAGGTAGCCCGTTATTGCGACGAGATGGTGCCGGACGGCTTCGGCGGGCTGGAGCCGCGCTTTACCTGCAATGCCTACCTGACCGACCGCCGGCAGGCAGGCGAGCTGCTTACCGAATTGGCGAGTGCCTTTTGCGGGATGCCGCTGTGGAACGGCAACCAGCTGTCGGTATTGTTGGATCAGGGCGGCGACCCGGTGGCGCAGTACGACAACAGCAATGTGGTGGACGGGCAGTTTGCCTACAACGGTGTGGCGCTGAAATCCACCTATACCGCCGTGTTGGTGCGTTTTGCCGACAAATACGACAGCTACCGCAGCAAAACCGAATATGTGGCCGATCCGGAGGCGGTGGCGCGTTACGGCCTGAATATCCAGTCGGTAACCGCGTTCGGCTGCACCACACGCGGGCAGGCGGTGCGTTACGGTCAATGGATACTCCAAACCGGGCTGCGCCAGCAGGATGCGGTGTCGTTTACTGTGGGGCGCGAAGGGCTGAAGCACCTGCCCTACGACATTATCCAAATTGCGGACAACCACTTTGCCGGTGCGCAGTTGGGCGGGCAGGTGTTGGCGGTAAGCGGCCGGGTGGTTACCCTCGACCGCACCATCACGGAAAACTTGGCCGGTTGGTGGTTCCAATACCTTGCGCTCGAGCAAAACGCACAAGGCGAAACGGTGCCGAAGCATTACAGCCTGAAAGTGGTTTCCCAGCCGCAGCCCAATCAGCTGCTGTTGGATGGCGACCCGGCAGGGCTGGGTTACGACGACCATTGGGCTTTGTCCGGCAAGGTGGTGCCGCGCCAGTATCGGGCGGTAAGCATCAAGGAAAACACCAATGACGGCACTTATACCATTACTGCATTGCGCCACGACCCGGCCAAATACGCGGCGGTGGACAACAGCGCCGCGCTGTTTGCAGCCGGGGCTACCACCAATCACGGCCGCCAGCCGCAGCTCGGCAACAGTAATTTGTCCACTAACGGGCGGGATTTGACCCTAAGCTGGGAGAATTTGAGCTCCGACGGGCAGGTGGTGAGCTACGACATCAAAATCTTTAAAGACGGCCGGCTGTGGCGGCATATCCCGGATGCGCCCAGTGCCGAAATCAGCCTGCAGGGGCTGCCCAACGGCGATTACCGCGCCGAAATCCGCGGCCGCACCGCGCGCGGCGTGCTGTCTAAACCATTAGAAAAAGCTTGGAGCCTGAACTACACCATTACCGGGGTGCGGCCCACGCCAAAGCTGTTTGCCATCGGCTTAAATTGGACGCTGCCCAGCCCGCTGCTGGCGGAAGCACACACTGAAATCCGCTACGGCAGGAGCAATGACTTTAATCAGGCAATGCCGCTGGCGAAACTACCGGCACCGCAGACTGACTACCAGCTCACCAACGTCAAGACCGGCGAGCATTGGTATTTCTGGCTGCGCCTGGTGGACAGTGCCGGGCTGGCCGGAGAATGGACGGCGCCGGTGGACGGGGTATGCAGTGATGACCCATCCCTGCTGCTCGAGCAGCTGAAAGGCAAAATCGGCAAAGAGCAGTTTGCGCCGGGCGCAGGCGAAGACTTGGTGAATCTGGTGGGCAACCTTGCCGGCAGCCAAGGCATGGCCGGTAATACCGGCAAGCTGGCCGGCAAGTGGGATTTCTACAGCCAGATGAACGAGGCGGATTATGTGTTATCCAAACGCATCAACGCCGTACGTTCGCAGTTCGGCGACAAAATCGCCACCGTGGCCGAAGAGATGCGCACCCTCGCCACCCAAACCGAAGCGCAGGCCCGCAAAGTGGAGGCGGTGGAAAGCGAGGTGGACAGAGCCAAGGCGTCGGTAACGCAGGTGGCGCAGTCGTTTGCCGATTTAAACGGCAAATTGAGCGCGGCTTATACGCTGAAAGTGAGTACCGATACCAGCACCGGCACGAAGATAGTAGGCGGCATTTCGCTGTTGGCGGACGGTACCAGCGGGCAGTCCGAGGTAGTGATTCAGGCGGACAAGTTGGTATTGTGGAACAACAAGAAGCTGCCGATGTTCACGGTGACCGGCGACAAAACCTATTTCAACGGGGATTTGATTGCCGACGGCTCGATTTTGGGGCGGCACATCAAGGCCAACCAAACTATCGAGGCACCGGACATCCGGGGCGGTACTCTGTATATGGCGGATGGCCGCTTCATCGTGACCAAAGAGCACGGGGCGCAACTGCGTTCCGACCCCAACAGCAAGGTGGGCACTCAGGTGGATTATCGCGGCCTGATTGTGCGTAACGAGAAAGGCCATGTGATGGTGCGGGTGGGCAAGCTCACCAACTGGGGCGATGATTGATAGGAGGGTGAGATGGCCGAAGAATACGGCATTCAAATGTATGACAACGAGGGCAATGTGCTGGATACCAACCTGGATTCGGCGTTGGTGGTAGAAGGGGTGCTCATTCTCGGCAACGACCCGATCGGGCGGCTGGCCTTGGACATCCTGTTCCCGTTGCGCGAAAAGTTCAAAGGGATATTCATCATGCCGGTGTTCCATGCGTTCTGCATCAACAGCGGCACGGAACACGCTTCGACGGTGTACTTCGACCAGTGGTCGCTGTGCTGGAACATCAGCTACGATGCGCGGAGCGGCGCGGCGCGGAATGCCGCCCACCACGGCGGGGCGTTTGCAGGGAGGCAGTTTTTATATGGCTACGTCAACTGATTACGGGCTGGCGGTGTACAACGGGCAGGGGGTGAATGTACTGGCAAAGAACCTGTTCTGCCCGAAGTTAATCGGCAGCATGACCCTGCGCCTGCGCGGTTTGGACAGGCCGCTGCAAAATCTGACGGTACTGGCTGCCGACGGGCGGGAATTGCCGATTGACGATGCCAGCCGGAACCTGCCGCTAAAAAAACTGCTGGAACGCGGTTTGCGCCAGGGCGCAGAGGTGCACGCAGCAGGCATGATGCGCACCCGGGGCGGTACGCTTCGCACTGCCTGCACCATGCGTTTCGAGTTCTCGCTGTACGGCGGCGAACGGGACAGCGCCCCTCTGTTGCCGGCGGTGATTCACGGTTGGGGCGGCGGCTACGATGCGTCCAAATGGGAAAAGGCAAGACGTTTGGTGCATTCGGTGGTTTCCGGGCAGGATTGGCAGCTGGCTAGGCTGCTGAACAAACTGCGCTACGGCGGCGGCCGCCCGGCAGATTATCCGAAATACCGGCTGGATTGGGTACAAAGCCAAGAGTTGGGGCGGGGTTTGGCTACCGGCCTGCCGGTGACCATGACTTTCCGCAGCCGCGCCTTGAGTGCAACCGACAGCCCGCAGACGGAATTAGACGGCTTCGGCCTGGTATCTTGCTGCGGCGGACGTCTGTATGTGGAAATGTCGCCGAACACGGAAATCACAGTGCACTTTTACGAACTGGCCGGCATCCCGTGGGAATACTTTGCCCAATGTTCGACTGTGGAGCCGCCGCCGTCTTACGGGTTGGTGGTGTACCGCTACGAACCGGCACCGATGAAGTTTGTGATGACGGTGGGCGATACCGGCGATATGTTCGGCATGACACAGCAGCCTTCACCGTTCGAAATGGGCTATATCGACCGGGGAAGCTATGCGTTTATCTCCGACAAGCCGCTGACTTTGGACGGCTTGGCGCAACGCATCGGGCAGGAAAACACCGCCGTCAAACGGCAGATGTCGCAGCTGTTCGAAGGCGATCCGGACAAGCCGTTGCGCTACGAGGTGTTGAACAACGCCAGACCGTATCTGCGTTTGTTGTCTAATAATGCGTCCGTCCGAAAGGGGCAGGCCATCACGGTACGCAACGATACCCGGGCCAACCAAGGAGCGATTTATACCGTGAGGGGCGGGCACGACTACTCCAAAGTGTGCAATATGCTGGCGCACGGCGCGGCCGGGTTGTTCAAACTGCCCGGCGGCGGCCTGCTTAATGCGATAGGAGGCACGATGGCGCACAGCGCCTTCGAGCGTTCGATGTCCAACCGCCCGCTGTATGTGCGCGGGCCGAACGTTCCGGACGACTACAAGGGCGCGCCGTGGAATCCGAAAGTGCCGTTGCGTATGTCGGATGTGTACAAGCGGGCGGGGTTGGACTACTACGCCCCGCAGCATAAGCCGTCTTGGGACGAGCTGATGGGCAATCCGAGCGTGCTGGATAAGTTTAATAACTTCCTCAACAACAGCACCTGGAGCCTGCAGCGGGCGTTCAACCTCTTGTTTAAGCTCAATCCGGTGGTGGCTTATGAGGACAACGCCAACTATTCGCCGGAAGAAGCGGCCAAGCGGCGCCGCGATTTGCGGATGCAAAAGGAACGCTACAACGAAGCCGAGTCGCAACGGGAGTTTGAGACCTGGGGCGGCTGGGACGTGGAGGCGCAGAAAGAGATTCAGGCGGCAACTGCGGGGCAAAAAGCGTTAATGGATTTAATCGACCTTGTGCTTGACTCGCCCGAGGAAAACCGTTCGGATCAGCTGCCGTTTTGGGGTGGGCAAGGTTTCCGCCACAGTGACGACAAATTGGAAGTGTATAAGTACGTGTCGATTAAATCAGACGGCAAAGCCTATCAGCCGCCGGAATATGTCCCGGAAAACTGGATTTTATGCCGGCTACCTGAATAACCGCCCTTCGGGGCGTTTTTTATTGGAGACAATATGGAACAAATCAACTTGGGCAGCCTGCCCGATGGCGCGGGCGGTGACAGCCTGCGCGTGGCATTTGAAAAGTGCAACGACAACTTTAGCGGTTTGGATGAGCGGCTTAAGCAGTTGTTGCAGAAAACGGAACAACTGGAGCGCGAGCTGGCGCAGTTGAAACAGAGCCGGCCGTGATGTCGGCTTGAATCTCAATCCAAAAGGAGGCTGAAAATGCTGCATAAAATGAAACTTTTCTACTATCGAGCGCGTAACTGCCGCCTGTGTCTTTATACACGGGCGGCTTTATCTTGGGCGTGGAACCTGCGCTTTTTGCCGGATTCGGCGCGGCGTTGGGTGTTCGGTACGGGCACGCGGGCGCTGCAAATCGTCAATATCGGCTTTTTGCTGGTTTGGGCTTGGGTGTTCGGCGTAAACGGTTTTGGCTCGCTGCCGCTGTGGACGGGGCTCACCAAATTGCCGCGCTGGTTTGTGGTGCTCATGCTGTTGCTGTTGGCGCTGCTGTCGGCGTGGTCGATGTGGAGCAGCAGCCCGCGCAGTCATGCGGTGGGGGTGGGTGCGCTGCGGATTACGCCGCTGATTTGGCTGCTGCTGGCAACCAGCTTTTGGGTGCGGCATACGCTGGCGGCGCAGGTTGTGGCTTATGTATTCGGCATTTGGAGCCTGGCGGTTTGGCTGGTGGGCGAGCATTTGCAGGATATGTTGCGTGATGAGAGACAGGCCGCGCAGACGGCCGGAAAGAAGGCATCGTGAATGAGTTGCTTGCGGGATTTTTTGCCAGCAAAACACTGCTGGCGGTGGTGGGCGCGTTTGTCGGCTCGCTGCGGGTGTCGATGCGCGCGAAAGATAAAAGCATGGCGGCCAAGTGCGGCGACCTGATTGCGGCGCTGTTTTTGTCGCTGGCGGTGGTGGACGACCTCACGCCCAAGGATATGCCGCGCTTGGCGCTGATGGTGGGGATACTGGCCGGGACGATGTGCGATGTGCTGCTGGATTCGGCGCGCGCTCTCTCGCCCGATACGGCGGGCGGCATCTTGGATTTTGTGCTGGGCAAGCTGGGCTACCACCGCCAGCCCACCGCCGAGAAGCCGCCGGTGGTGGTGGCGGATGATGACGAGCCGCCACCGCCGCCGGAATAGTTTTGGCGACCGCCGCCTCTGCCCGCTGTATCCGGGTACGCGGCGGTTTTTATTTTGAGGCTACCTGAAAAAGTATGGACTTTACCGCTCAGGATATAGCCTGAGCGGTATCGGCTATATTTTCAGGCTACCTGAAAACCAGTTATTAAGTATTACTTAACAACTGAAACAAGGCTAGCTGGAGAGCAAGAAATATCCTGTTTTAAAACAACGGGATATTTTTTTATTAGGTGTAAAAACACCCAATATAAGGCTAGCTGGGAAAATCAATGACTTACGTTCTGCCCGCCATTGCGCGGGCTTTTTGTTTGGAGGTGTGAAAAATGACGAAACAAACTGAGTTGCCGTGGATTGCCAAAGGCAAAGGCTACCTGGGCTTGCGTGAGATACCGGGCCCGCAGCACAACCCGGAAATCCTGAGCTGGCTGAAAAAGTTCGGTGGCTACAACGGCGAAGAGAAAGCCTGGTGGGCAAACGATGAAACAGCGTGGTGCGGGCTGTTTGCCGGTATGTGTTTGGGCGAGGCTGGCCGCTTTGTTGTGCCGCAATGGTATCGCGCCGGGGCGTGGGCGGATGAACGTTACCTCACCCGCTTATCCAAACCGGCTTATGGCTGCCTGGCGGTCAAAAAACGCACCGGCGGCAATCATGTGATGTTTATCGTGGGCAAAGACAAACAAGGCCGCCTGATGGGGCTTGCTGGCAACCAAGGCAACCGTGTGAGCATCATCCCGTTTAACGCCGCCGAATTGAGCTACTGGTGGCCGAGCTACTGGCGCGATAAGCAGTGTGTTAAATCCGAGCCTGCCGCCATCCGCTACGAGCTGCCGCTGGTGGATGCCACCGGCAAACAGGGCGAGAGCGAGGCATAGTATGGCGGATGAGTGCACAGCCGACTGGGTGCGCCGCATGATTGCCGAGCAGGAGGCGGCGCTGGCAGATGCCGAGGCCATCGGCGATGCCTACGCCGCCGGCCACGCGGAGCACGAATTGCGTAACTATCGGCAATTTTTGGCGCGGCTCGAGCCGCAGAAAGCGTAAAAAATGTGGATTGTGAAATATTGGAAGCCGCTTGCTATTGCTGCCTTGTTGGCGGCTGTGATCGGTGGTGAATATTGGTACGGCGAGCAGCGTTACAGCGCGGGCTATCGTGCTGCCGAAACCAAGCTGAAGCAACAGCAAACCGAGGCGCTGGCGAAACAAACCGGCGCAGTTTTGGAAAAAGAAAGGCAGGCGCAGGCGGCATTAACTGCCGCGCAGGCCGAAGTGGAAAAGGAAAGAGAACATGCAAAAATTGCTGTGGATAATCTGCGCGGCGAGCTTGAGCGCGTGCGCGCCTACGCCGCTGCCCGTAGTCGCTCCCTGCCCCAAACCGCCGGCACCGCCGGCACGGTTGATGAAGCCGCTGCCCGAGGCTGGCAGTTATTCGGCCGCTGCGCAAAAGAATATGCAGGATTGGCAGAAATAGCCGACATCCAGCGCAACGACCTGGCCGAATGGCAGGCGTATGGGCGCGTGGTGGCCGATACGGTAGATAAATAAAACCCGCCGATTTGTGCGTGCCCGGATATAGTGGCAGCGGCATGGCGGGG